GAGCAGCGGTACAAAGTGCGCGGGGTTAACTTTGCTTGGAAGGCCAAGAACCCCATAATGTGGGGTAATAAGAGGGCCGAGATGTGGGGTATGATGCGCGACTGGCTCAGGTCAGCCGCAATTTCTGCCGACAGACAGCTCAAAGCTGACCTCATCGGGCCGACTAAAAAGCCCAATTCCGCAGGTACTATCTTTTTGGAAGGTAAAAAGGAAATGAAAGCACGAGGTCTTGCTTCACCCGATGCAGCCGACGCTCTTGCCGTTACTTTTGCCTTCCCCGTAGCACATCGGGAGTCGCGTGAACACACAACGCGGCGCATACAATCCGATCGTAGTGTGGTTGCAACATCTTGGATGGGATCATAATGGCTACCAAACCCGGACTCTACGCCAACATTCACGCTAAACAAGCACGCATCAAAGCTGGCTCTGGCGAGAAGATGAACAAGCCTGGCAGTAAGGCAGCGCCTACTGCCAAAGCGTTCAAAGAATCAGCCAAAACTGCGAAGAAGAAATAATGCCACTCGTCAAATCCAAAACCCCCGAAGCCTTCCGCAAGAACGTCAAAGCTGAAGTGCAAGCTGGCAAACCAGTCAAGCAGGCCGTGGCCATCGCCTACTCAGTAAAACGTGAAGCGGAAAAGAAAAAGAAATGAAAGCACTCCAAGACTGCATCATCATTGAGCGCGATGTTGAAAAGCATCCCTTGTTTGTATTGCCCGCAAACTCACAGACCGAAACCGGCATTGCCGTGGCTGTTGGGCCAAAATGCCTAGACATCAAGGTCGGTGACCATGTATACTTTGGCGTAGGGCAAGAATTTAAACAAGACGGCAAGATGTATGTCGTCATGCGTGAGCCTCATATTTTAGGGGTTTTGGAATGAATGATCCAACCGGAATAGTCGCAGCCGCTAATGTGGCTGCTGGTGGTAAGCCTGCGAAGAGTGAGTCAGACATATTGACAGTCGCACGTAGCCGACTGGACATGGCTGTCTCTGCACTGGCTGAAAGCCGTGAGGATGAGATCGACGACTTGCGTTTCTACGCTGGCTCCCCTGACAACCACTGGCAATGGCCTGCTGACGTACTCGCCACCCGTGGCGCGGTGCAAGGTCAGACGATTAACGCCCGCCCAACACTCACAATCAACAAACTGCCGCAGCACGTCCGTCAAGTGACGAATGACATGCGTCAAAATCGCCCAGGCGCGAAAGTCATTCCAGTCGATGACAACGCCGACGTGGAAGTCGCTGAGATTTTCAACGGCATGATCCGTCACATCGAGTACATCTCTGACGCTGACGTGGCCTACGACACAGCGTGTGAGAACCAAGTGTCCTACGGCGAGGGTTACATCACCCTGATGACCGAGTACTGCGACGAAAACACCTTCGATCAAGACATCAAGATTGGCCGTGTTCGCAATTCCTTCTCGGTCTACATGGATCCGCTGATCCAAGACCCAACAGGGGCTGATGCCAAGTGGTGTTTCATCACCGAAGACCTGACAAAAGCAGAATACGAGCGCCAGTACCCTGATGCTGCGCCTATTTCTACTTTGCAGTCCCTCGGTGTGGGCGATCAGTCGATCAGCAACTGGCTCAATGAAGACACAGTGCGTATCGCTGGTTACTATTACATTGACTACGACAAAACAACGCTGAACTTGTACCCAGGCAATCAAACGGCCTTTGAAGGCACGCCCGAGGACAAGATGCTCAAGGGCATGTTCGGCAAACCCGTCAACAAGCGCGTCTCTGAGCGCCCACGGGTCAAGTATTGCAAGATTAACGGCTACGAAATCCTCGAAGAAAAAGAGTGGGCTGGCAAATGGATCCCCGTGATCCGTGTTGTTGGCAACGAATTTGAGGTTGATGGCCGCTTGTATGTCTCTGGCTTGGTGCGTAACGCCAAGGATGCCCAGCGCATGTACAATTATTGGGTGTCTCAGGAAGCTGAGATGCTGGCTTTGGCCCCCAAAGCCCCGTTCATTGGCTACGGTGGCCAGTTTGAGGGCTATGAGGACAAGTGGAAGACCGCCAACACAAACAACTGGCCCTATCTGGAGGTCAATCCTGACGTTACAGACGGCCAAGGCGCAGTCTTGCCACTACCCCAGCGGGCACAGCCTCCAATGGCCTCTACGGGCCTATTGCAAGCCAAATCGGGCGCATCTGAGGACATTAAGTCCACAACTGGCCAATATAACGCTTCTCTTGGCATGGGAAGCAACGAACGCTCTGGTAAAGCCATTCTGGCCCGCCAGCGTGAGGGTGATGTAGGTACTTACCACTACGGTGACAACCTGACCCGTGCCGTGCGCCATGTGGCCCGTCAGTTGGTGGACTTGATTCCCAAGATTTACGACACACAGCGTATTGCTCGCATCATTGGTGAAGATGGTGAGACTAAGATGGTCAAGATCAACCCTGACCAGCCGCAACCCGTGAACAAGATTGTCAACGAGCAGGGCATCGTAATCGAAAAGATCTACAACCCAGGTGTCGGCAAGTACGATGTGGTGGCCACAACTGGCCCAGGCTACGCAACCAAGCGCCAAGAGGCATTGGAAGCCATGGCTCAGTTGTTACAGGGTAATCCCCAACTGTGGTCTGTGGCTGGTGACTTGTTTGTTAAGAACATGGACTGGCCTGGCGCTCAAGAGATGGCCAAGCGGTTCCAGAAAACCATTGATCCTAAGTTCTTGTCGGACGGCGAGGATGATCCAGCATTGCAGGCAGCGCAGCAACAGATTCAGGCCATGGGCGCTGAGATGGAGCAGATGCACCAGATGATCCAGAATGTCGGCAAATCAATCGAGATGCAGGACTTGGAGCGCAAGGAATTTGAGGCTCAGATCAAGGCATACGACGCTGAAACCAAGCGTATTGCTGCGGTGCAGGCCGGTATGACCGAAGAGCAGATCCAAGACATTGCCATGGGCGTGGTCGCTGCGGCCATGGAGTCGCAGAGCATGATGAACCAGATGCCTGAAATGCTGCCTGCCGAGCAGGAAATGCCTGAAGAACAAATGATGCCCCCACAAGGAATGCCACAATGAAAGCGAATGAATTTTTAGGCTTGCTGTTCCTAGCCCGCGACGTTGCGCACAGTGTTCACCTGAACACACGCAGTTTCAGCAAGCACGAAGCGCTCAACATCTTCTACAACCGCATCATTGGTGCGGCTGACGACTTTGCTGAAGCCTACCAAGGCCGCTACGGTCTGATTGGCCCTATTACCCTGCATTCGGCCAAAAAGACGGCTAATATCATCGAATTCCTGCAAGATTCGCTTGCCGAGATTGAGGCTTGCCGTTACGATGTGTGTGATAAATCTGATTCATCACTGCAACAATTGATAGATAATATCGTTGAGATATATCTCCGAACACTCTACAAATTGAAATTCTTGGCGTAAGGATCATCATGGAACTTCTCAACCCTCTATCAAAGGCCGACTTCCCAGGCCGCACAGCGTCTTACACTGGCACTGCCGCTAACACTTCTGACTGGAACCCAGGCCCCGAGGGCGTGGTGATCTGGTCTACGACTCCTTGCTATGTGGAAGTTGGCCCCGGTGCTGTGGCCACGACCGCCAGCACCCCGATTCCTGCGTTCACACCGATCCCGTTCTATGTGGCTATGGGCACTGGCGCTCCTTTCCGCGTAAGTGCTATCCGTATTGCGGATGACGGCGTGGTGTACTGCAAGCCTATCAACAAGCAATGAGCTTCGGTGTCGCCCTTCGCAATGCGCTAGGTCTTGGGCTTGGCGGCATTGTCACGTTGATTACAGGCACACGCGACAGTGGTGCTTCAGTGGGCAACCTTCTCACCGAATCTGGCGACAATCTTGTCCAAGAGGACGGTGGCTTGATTCTTTTGGAGTGACCTAAATGGCCGTCAATCTCTCTCCCGTGGGCGGCGTTGCGGCCCAGTTCTTTACAAATACCGGCGCAGTCCTGACTGGCGGTAAGCTGTTCACCTATGCGGCGGGCACAACCACGCCGCAGACTACTTTTACATCTGGTAACGGTGCAACACCTTGGACTAACCCAATCGTTTTGGATGCCGCTGGCCGCGTGCCAAGCAGCGGTGAGATCTGGTTAACTGATGGTATTAGCTACAAGTTTGTTTTAAAAGACAGCACTGATGTTTTGATTGCCACTTACGACAACATTACTGGCATCAATTCAAACTTTGTCAATTTTGTAGCCGAACAAGAAATTCAGACAGCTACGGCTGGTCAAACTGTCTTTACGCTGACAACCACCGAATATCAGCCCGGCACTAACACTTTGTCGGTGTTTGTTGACGGCGTGAACCAGTACGGCCCCGGCGCTCAGTATGCTTACACCGAGACAAGCTCAACCGTTGTCACTTTTGTCAGCGGTCTTCATGTTGGCGCATCGGTTAAGTTCACCACATCTCAGACTTTAAGCGGTGGCACACTTGACTCATCGCAAATTGTTTACGATCCGCCTTTTTCCGGAAGCGTTGAGACTACCGTTGAGGACAAACTGGCTCAAACTGTCAGCGTCATGGACTTTATGACATCGGCACAAATCGCCAGTGTGCAAGCCGCAGATTTGGTTGAGGATGTTACTGCTGCAATTCAAGCAGCGATTGACTATATTTCAGCTAAACCAACAAGAGGATCGGTTTATTTTCCACCGGGTAAATACTATGTTGCGACAGGGGTGACAGTTTCAGCAAATGGTGTTTGGCTTAAAGGTGATGCTATGTTTTCGGCGCGTATCGTTGGATTGCCCAGCGGTACAGCAGATTTGGTTAAATTTGGCCCTCTTACTGGGTTGCCGTCTGGAGTAGTTGATCTTGGAATTGCTTTTGAGGGCGGTAACTCGACATACAACTGTTTAACCCTTGACAATTGCAACGGTACTTTTTTAAATCGTGTGTGGGTTAACGGCGGCAAACGAGGGTTTAATTTAATTACAGGAACTGATGATTGTCAGCTTACTGATTGCGTGGCAGAAGAATGTATTGAAAGTAATTTTTATCTTACTGGCGCTCACAGCGTTAAACTTTTAAATTGTTTGTCATACGCATGTCAAGTAAATGGTCTGCAAATGGACACCGGCCCAGCAGTCGGTGTCGATCATGCGCGTCCTATACAGGTGTCTAATTTTACAGATACAAATTCGCAAAACTTCGGTGTTGCGGTGACTGATTACACTGATATATGTTTTGAAAATGTTTCAGTAGTGTCTGCTGGATCAATTGATCGACCTAACGGTGGTTTCTCGTTAGACAATTGCACCCGTGTTGTGATGTCGAATGTAACTGTTTCACATACGGAATTTATCGGAATACAAGTAAACGACAGCACAAGCATTTCGATTACCAACCCTATGATTGATAGAGTTGGTGACTATGTAAGTGTTCCAACCGCCGCATACTATGGTATTTTGGTGGATAACTCTACGGTGAGTATTTTGGGCGGCGCGGTTACAGATGTTGCGGGATATGGCATTCGTTTTGCTGGTGGTTCCGATGGAAAAGTAATAGGCACTGATATTATCAACCCATGCCAAAATGGCGATGCAGTCAATGGGTTATGGGCTTTATATGTGTCTGACGGTTCGCCAAACATAGTCATAAATGGCGTAGACGTAATTGGCAACAACGTAGCTTCTACAATTGGATTTTATGTAGACACAACAGCAACACTCAGATTCAGCAATAACTATATTACTGGGTTCCCAACCTTGTACGCTCAATCGGGCGGGTTTGTTCCAAAGCATTTGAGCAATAACGCTGGAGTGGTGACTGAGAATAGCGGCGTTGCCACAATTCCCAGCGGAAGCACTTCAATAATTGTTACGCACGGCATGTCTTTTACGCCCTCTGATAAAGATATATCCATTACTTTCTTAGAGCAAGGAACTGCTGATTACGGTCGATGGTGGGTAAATAACATTAACTCAACACAATTTAGAATTAACGTAACCAACGATCCCGGTGTATCTGGGCTTGATATTGGTTGGCGTATTCAAGTTCTTAATTAACAAAGGATTTTAAAATGGCTGATAAAAAAATATCCGCATTAACCGCTTCAACGACGCCTTTAGCTGGCACCGAGGTATTGCCAATTGTTCAAAGTGGCGCAACCGTCAAAGTTGCAGTAGCTGATTTGACAGCAGGTAGGGCTGTATCAGCACTTAAACAAACTATTACTGGAAACACAGCAACTCTCGGCGCAAGTTTTTCTAACGCGGCGCAAGTATTTTCAGGTGGAACTGATAATACTAAATATTCAGGAGTTGGTTTTAGCGGCGCAAGTAGCTTTAACACGTTTTTTGGAAGAATACCGGGGGGTGATTTAGTAGCAATTGGAACAGACAGCTCTGGAAGTTTTGCTCCAGTAATGACTTGGGGCGTTTCAAGTGCAACTTTAAATATCGGCGACCTTATCATTGGCACTTCAGGCAGGGGCATCGATTTTTCTGCCACACCAGGCACAGGCACAAGCGAGTTGCTGGCTGACTATGAGGAAGGTACTTGGACTCCAGTATTTTCTGCCACCACAGCACCAACAGGTGTTACTTATAACGGACAATCAGGTAAATACATAAAAGTAGGTAAGAAAGTAACTCTGTGGTTTGAAGTAAGCATTAACAGTGTTGGAACGGGTGGTAGCGGTGACTTAAGAGTTGAAAGTATGCCGTATACAAGCGCAAGCACGACCCCTAGAGGCGGCGTGTATTTCCATTACGCAAACGGCGCAGCAAACCTTAAAAAGTTTGCAGGATACATCCCCGCAAGTTCAACTTTCGCTTCAGGCGATTCGGGTGGTACAGGAATGACATGGGCCGATATTGGAGCTGGAACTCTGTACATGGGCACTATGGAATACTACGTAGATTAAGGAAAAGATATGTCGTTAACTAAAGTAAGTTATTCAATGATCAATGGCGAGGTCGTCAACGTCTTAGATTTTGGCGCGGTTGGCGATGGAGTAACTAACGATACCGCAGCTATTCAAGCAGCAATCAATTATGTTAACGCTCTCCCTCAACAGCCTAAAAAACCTACTGTTTATTTTCCTTCTGGTAGATATTTAATTACCAGCACTTTGCAACTGTATGCAGATATTTCCATTAGTGGTGAACCTAGAGATATAGGCTATTCATTTGGTTGGAGTCACACAAGCGAAATTTTGGCTGGTGCTTCAATGGGCGCAATGTTTGATGTGACAGGAAGCAACATTTATGTTGGAAATCTTGGCTTCTACGCAAACAACAACGCTGATTACGCTTTAAAAAGCACAGGCGCATTTGGCCGCATGAGTGGTAACACGTTTGAAAATCTTGCAATTACGCTTTGCAAAAAATCAGGCATTTATTTGCAAAATTGCGGCATTACAAAGATTCGTTTTTGCCAGATTTCTAATTGTTTGGAATGCGGTATTGATGGCCAAGGATGGGGCGATGCCGACATTGATGGCTGCTACATTAACACCATTAACTTGGATAGCACATCAACAACAAACGCTCCATCAAGCGCCACTGTTTACGGTGTTGGTATCCGACTGCGTAGAGACTCAGTAAGTGGTGGTCAACTTGGAAATGTAAATATCCGTGGCGGCAAGATCGAGTTTTGCCGAGTTGGTATTTTGATGAATGCTGCTCAAGGCATAAACATTACGGGCATCAATTTTGATACTTGCCGCAAAGCATCTATTTACATGGAGTCTGATGTTACGCCTTTGCCAGTTGCAAAAACCACATACAACAATCAAATTGTTACGTCCATTCAAATTACTGGCAACAGATTTTTGGGTGGCTTGCAAGGCAATCAAGCGACAACTGCGCACATCATTGCCAATTACTGCCGGTATGTGACAATTGTTGGAAACGGATTCAAACGGGCCGATGACGCTGCTGCCGACTTTTACGGCACTTACCCAGCTCAAGGCCCAGATTACGGCATTTGGTTGTTTAACTCTGAAAACTGCACAGTCGTTGGAAACGATCTTTACGGCTCTGCAATTACACGTGATCTTGTCGTGCAAAGCGTTACTGCATCAACTGCACAACACACCATTTACAGCAATACGCTTGACGGCACATCTTTAGTTGATGCTGGAACAGTTGTTGCCCAGCCTTCTTACGGCAACGTCAATTTTGTTTCTGGTACTGGCCCAGTTGCCATAAATACTGGAAAAACTTGGGCACGTTTTACAACTGTGGCAACGCCAGTAATTACATCATCATATAACGTCTCGTCTGTTACAAAAACAGCACCTGGCACGTATCAAGTAAATTTTACAA